GCCGCCGCCGCCAAAAGCTTTTCCAAATTGACTAGCACCATATGCTTGACCACCTAATCCTAACAAATCCATCATCATTTGATTTCTAGATTGAGATTTCATGGCTTCTAGTTCACCCATGCCTTGGCCATACTGCATACCCATTTGACCTAATTGTCCAGCAGCACCTGCGCCTTTGCCGTAAATGTCTTGACCTATGTCTATACCTGTCATGTATTTGTCCATTAAGTCTTTCATATACCTTTCTCGGTCAGATTGCATGATGTTTGCGCTTGTTTGTTGCAAGTTTTGTAATGCTGCACTACTGCCACCAAGGCCCATGCTACCCATAGAGCTTAAACCAGCTTCTTGTGCTGCTCCTTGTAGTTGTTGAGCATATGGCGACATTTCATAACCTTGTGCCCACTGACTTTGTAACGCCGCTGGATCCATTAAGGCACCTTGAGCACCTAAAAGTTGATCTAATTGACTGGTTCCAGCTCCTGCATAAGGATCTAGATATCCTTTTCCTTCCTCATAGCCCTTGGTGTATTCTTTCATTGCTGATTTGTAACCAGCTCCTGGGTCCAAAAAATCCATAATTGCCATGCTATCCTCCTAATGCTGTAATGCGGGCATCTAATTGCTGTATACATTCTTCAAGAATGTTTAAATCTTCGTTAATAGTGTCCACAGTGGTACTAAGCCAACTCAAAAACTCTGGACTAAAATTTGTGTCTTGTATGGGTGCAGTATCTACCCTGTTAAAAGTACAATCAGTTGCCACCGCCAGAACTCCTTTTAACTTCCATTACACCACCAAGTACAACGATTGGAGCAGGACTAACGCAAACTAGCTTATAAACTCTATTTCTTGATGGACCTAATTGATACCAACGCATACGCCACTGATACACACCTAATTGACTAAATTCTAAGTTGTCAGCGTAATTGAAACTTATTCCGCCATCATCTGAAAAGTACAATGACACATGTGGTTTGTAAAAATTGTTGTAAATCTTAGAGTCTTTAGTAGGAAAGTTTGTATTTTCTTGAATGATGAAATTGCCATCTTCGTCTGTCAAATAAGTTGGCTCACCTCCAGGTACAACACTTTCTGCAACAACAAAAACTGTGTTTTCAAACGGATTTAAACTACTTGTAAAAGTCGAATCACCAAACACAAAGTCTATTTGTACATATGAGGTTATAAATTCGCTATAGTCAGGCTGGAAAATGATTGGAGTTGTTCTTTCATAACGAAATGGAAATTGTATATAGCCATCTGAAGCATTTGGGTTTGGCTGTTCAGGGTTTCTAAGTTCATTTGTATAGAACTGGCCAGACATTTCGTAAACCGTGTCTTCGCCCTGTACTGTAACGTAATGCACATTGTTAAAAAACATGTGCTTTTCAATACGGTTACGCGCCCCATTGTCCTCAATAACTCTAGCCCACTTGTTAGTGTCAAAATTAAATTCAATGCTGTTAGCCTCAAGTGTACAATCCAAATTTTTGTAAGTTTTGTACTGACCAGCCGAAATTCTATAGTAAATCGTGTTTTCAAACTGATACAAAAATCCGTTAGTATTACCTTGTAAGAATGGACTTAACTCTTGTGTGGTGCGATTCTTTTGAAATAAAACGTCAATTGCTTTGGTAGACAATTTTTGTGGCTGTCCACCGTCTGAAATCATTACTTGAACCAATCCATTTTGATTTTTAGCTAACCAAACAATGCGTTGGAAGTCAGTATCTATAGACAATGGATCAGCTATTCCATAATCCCAGTTGTAAGTAGTACTTTTTTTAAAGGGAAATGTTACAGGAATGTCACCACCTTCAAATACTGATGGTATGTTTGACCAAATTTCAGTAGTAAAGTCAGTGAATATGTACAGTTGATTGTTAAGAACTGTAAATTGTCTTACTTCACCTTCAACAGTGTTGAATATTGCATTGCCCACAGCAGGTGGAGTGGCTTCTGTTGAAAATGCTGTATCAGGATCAAAATTACTACCGCCTAAATTAAACTTGGAAATGTAGTAAAATGCGCTGTTACTGCCATTAATCACAATGCGATTGCCAAACGCTCTAACTACAGTAGGTCTAATATCAACAACATTAGGATCTGTGATCAAATAAAATTGACCTGTATCGGTAATTGTTCCATCTGGTTGAACAGTTGGTTCTTGGTAAACGTAAGTATTTACACCATCTACAAAAGTTACAAATGTTAAATTACCTGCAATTAAGTAATCAGCAAAAACATTTGTGCTAATTGAATTTAGCTCTGTTAAACCTTGCGATACATTAAAACTAATTTTTACAGTATTGTAAGCTGAGTCAACTCGAAATATGTCACTGCCTACTACATAGTACATGTATTTGAGGGACCTAAATATTCCTCTAGGTTCAACAGCAAAAATTAATCTAGTGCTGCCATTGTAAGTTATATGACGCCTGCCCATTGCAGGGTACATTGCAGTTTCTCGTTTGCCAGAAGGTGCTGTTACTAGTGTCCAATTTGCTGCATCTTCAGGACTGTATTGCTTAAACCTTTGCTGGTCATAACCGCCTTGTATTGGTAGTTCAGCAATAGGCATTACACACCTGCCCTGACGCGGTAAGCACCATTTAGTAAACTTTCGTTTTCCGTTTCGATAACAAGGTTAGTTGTACTTACAGATTCCATATCCATTTTGGCCTGTACGTACATCAATTCTAGCCTATCTGTCCATGCTTCAGCACGTCCTTTATACATTGCTAGGTCTCTAGCTAAGGCAAATTTTAAGTAACGATTGTAATACAATGGCAAGTTAGATAAATCATCATTTTCTGTGTATTCAGGTAACTCAAATTTACCGTAAACACGCAATTCGTATGCTTGTGATGCACCAGGATAAATTCTCATTCTAGTTACATCAACTTCATTGTAAATAATTGCAAATCTTGGCAATCCAATTTGCGGGTCAAACTTATAGCTAGACAAAAATGCATTACGATTTTGAATGATTAACGGATAGGTTACGTTTTCCAAAAGTAAGTACACATTCTGTGTGTTAGCTAGTCTACCTTCTTGTACATCAGCAGCGGGGGTGTAATCAGGATCTGCAAATGTAATTTCACTTTGCCCAACTGATAGTGGATAGCTAATTTCTTTAGAAATTGTAGTCATTAATCCAGTGCCGCTATAAGACTGTATCAGTTCATTTAAAAACTGTACGCCTTTCAACATGTCATTGCCTTGTAATGGCACTGTAGGACTGTTGGCACTAATTAACTGATATGCATCTGTGACAAACTGTTTAACCGTTTGACTCATCACTTAAATCCTTTTTTTTAGCAGACCTTTTTCCTTTAGCTGCTTTGTCAGCTAATTCCTTAGACTCATACCAACCTTTCGCTAACATGTCTTGATACTCTTGCCAATTGTTAGCAATAGACCTTTCGCCTTTTTTGTAAACGTAAGCACGATAAATGCTTTTATCAATCCATTGACCATCTACAAAAACTTTTGGACCTGATGTTTTGGAATACATAAATTTTACCTGAAAAAAAGGAGGGGAGGATGAGGCCCCTCCGTAAACACATGGATTAAGAGCGAACTCTAACCGCAAACTCTGGGTTAATTGCTACACCGCAAATAACGTCTATACGATCCAATTGGATGTAGTTACGTATATCAGCACCTAATGTGTAGGTCATAGCCAATTTGTAGAGATCACTGTAAGAAGTCACTGCTTCAACACCGCCCTTCAATTCTTTGATTGCTGGAGCTGCGAAGACGATAGCTTGATTATGGAAAGCTATTGAAACATTGTGGTCATCAGCTAGATAAACTTGTGCACCAGCTGGAATAGCAGCACTGATGTTTTGTCTAGCACCAGAAACTACAATTTCAGGATTAACAGGTATTACTGCCAAGCCACCAGCAACAACAACATCAGCTGTAACAACAAATTGAGCACGTTGTGGTAATGCTTCATAAGTTAAAGGATTAACCATGAAAACATTTTCAACTTCTATGCTGTCACCTTCGTTGAACATAACTACACCGTCTGGTTGAGTTGTAGCAACTGTTATTGTATTACCGCCAGATACTAAACCAGTTGTTAAACCACCATTTTTAAAGCCAGCTTCTGGCACAGGTAAAGGAATTGCATCACCAGCACCTGCTATTTGACGTTTCAAGAAGTTAGTTTTGAAGAAATCAAAGCCTGATAGGTGACCAATGAAGCCGTCTAGTAAAGCACCACGGTTAACTGTTTGGTTAAACACTGAGCTTAATTCGTTAGAAAGGCTTGCAGAAACTCTTGGTGAGTTAGCAAAGTAACGGTTTCCGTCTTCTGGTATACCTAATTCAGTCATGTAAGCATCAGCTAGTGTAATTGTTTCAAAATCAACAGGTACACCAGGAGTACCAACAGCTTGATAAACTTCTGTTTGTAAGTTGTCGGTAGCAATGAAGCTTTCTGTTAAGTTAGCAAGAGTTTTAGCTCTTGGGTTTAACATCATGTCTAAATAAGGTTCGTCTCTAGCTCGATCGAACGTCAATTCAAAGCCTGAAAATTCAACCATTGTGTGGAATTGCTTGTCGATGGTTAGAGGACGAATTTGTTGTACAACAGCTTCAGAAGTAGCTGTAGCACCTTCACCGCCTTTGAATCTTTCTTCTAAGCGATAGTTAATTGTTTGACCAGTAGCGTATTTAAGACCTTTAAAGTCACCTTCAAGGTTTCTGTTAGCTACTTTTGCAAAATTTAGATAGTTGACGTAGCGAATAAACACTTCGTCTAGGACGTATTGGGTAGTTTCAAAAATATTAGCCATTGTAAATGCTCCCTGCTGACAATGGGTTAAAAAATTGCGTTATAAAACGCGCCTAATTACACATTGTCCGGGGGCCGACATTTACACACCCTTGCGATGCTCAGTGGAAACATCCTTGCTTACACACTGATGCATACATTGTAACCAAGAACTTAAGTAAGTTGCAAGTTTGCAAAAAATTAAACCTTGTCACGCCAGTTAAATAGGCCAAATTTTAGGGGTATTTAATTAATGTAGAAACCCAATGCCGAATGCCTGCCGAATGCCTGCCGAATGCCTGCCGAATGCCCGGAATTCCGACCATGTACGTAAAATTCATGTTACAATGTAGAAACCCAATTTAATGGACTAAATTATGGCTAAATCACCAGCATGGCAACGTAAAGCAGGTAAAGACCCTGAAGGCGGTCTAAATCGTAAAGGACGTGAGTCCTACAAACGCGAGACGGGCGGTACTCTTAAACCACCTGTTAGTGCAAAACAAGCTGCAAAGTCTCCAAAAGCTGCTGCTAGACGTAAATCTTTCTGCGCTAGAATGTCAGGTATGGAAGGACCTATGAATGATGAGAAAGGAAGGCCAACACGTAAAGCATTGGCTCTTAGGAAATGGGATTGTAGAAATCACCCTCGTGGATAAGTTTTTTTCATGCTCTTACTTTTGCTAGATTTGGCTTTAGGTTTAGCTTTACCAGCTTTTGATAACGCAATTGCTACAGCTTGTTTTTGTGGTTTACCAGAAGCCATTTCCGTTTCAATGTTTTGACTAATAACTTTTTGAGATTTACCTTTTTTTAACGGCATATTAACTTACCTTTCCAAAAATGCTGTTCTTTTTAGGTGAAGGTTTGTTCATTTTAACCTCTTTAGTTACAGCAGTTGCACCTGTATAACGATTCATACGTATAGAATCTTCAACTAATTGTGGATTGTATTGAGCTATTTCATCACGGTGCATACCTGTGTACATTTTAGCGCTTTCAGAAACTTTCTTTTTCATGTGCAAATCCTTTTGCAAAAGTGAATTTACTAACATCATACAACATGTTTCCAAATCCTGCCATTTTTGATATTAATCAAATGCGTTTTTGTAATCTTAAAGCGCTCTTGAATAATTCCATTGCTAATTCCTGATTTTGCCATCTTTCTAATTTCCCTGACTTGTTCCTCATTTAGCTTAGATTTTGGATTGTTCTCGCCTTTATTGTACGCTTGCACTGTCATGCCACGTGATTTAGATGAACAACTTTTTGAGCAATATTTACCTCGACCTTGTTTAACACGATTTTTTTCTGCCCAAAACTCACCATTGCATTGTTTGCAATTTAATTTAACTGTATGACTCGTTTGGTTAAGCCATCTGTCAGTACGTTTTTGGTCATCACAACTTTTGCAGTAAATCATGAAACCGTGAGAAGTAATTTTGTTTTTGTAAAAATTGTCACTGTTTAAAGCTTTTAATTCTTCGCAGTATCTGCAATACAGATATCCAATCGGGTCATCAAATTTAGACTTATTTCCCATGTGTTGCCTCCTAATCCATTAGTTTAAAATAAGGGCCCTTTTTAGAGCCCTAAAGCTATTACAACCTAGCTAGTTTACGTTTAGCATCACGATTTATCAAGCTATCAATGCTAGGTTTGTCATTATATTTGCTGCCAACATCACTAGTAATTTTAGATGCTGGGCGAGGTGCTGAAGTTACATTTTTAGAACGTTTCATACGCTCCTCAAGTCTTCCAACTTCAGTTGCAATTTCATAAGGATTAGCAAGTTTAGAAATACGATCTATTTCCCCTGGATGCATTTTAGCAGCGGCATAACAAAAAGCTGCTGGATCTTTCATAGACATAGTTGCTTGCATTATGTCGTTAGTAAAAGGCTTGTTACCAACTACTGTCTGAAAATCTTGGTATCGATTCATTCCATTATTAAAGTTGCCCTCAAATTCTTGCTGCTTTCTTTGAAGTTCAGCTTTGTAC